TACCGCACAACCAACAAGGGATTGTGGTTATCTCACAACTAACCAAATGTTCCTGAAGGTGTTCCTTCTCACAAAGGAATTCAAATATTCTACGAGTCATCCTGAGCATCTCCCGATGAGTCTTTTTGCAATGCCTCGTAAGCCTGTTCTGTACTTTCTTTAAGGCTAATCACCCACTGAAGGATGTCTAGTTGTCCCTTACGAAAGAACAAATCTAATTCAGTTTGAATCGGAGCGACTTTGTTAACCGCATTGAAGATATTTGTTGTATCTTCGATGAAGTCTTTCCACCCAACCGTAGTCATAGTGGAAAATCGCTCTTCATAGTACTTTTCTAACTGTTTGTCCATAGTTTTCTCCTGTTTTAGGAACTATGTTGTATTATTACAACATTATGCTGATATTACCACAAAAGTTGTAAAATGTCAAGCACTTTTTGATTGTTTTTGCAACATTTGTAGCGATGCGATACGCTCGTTGCTCTTAATATCTTCTTCTTTTAATGCTAATTCAGCAATCTTGGCTCTTTGAGCAAACTCTCCTGAGCTGTCTTGACCACGAATGTTCTGACTTAGACCACTAATGACTCTTGCTTGCGTTTCTTGTGGCATCAATTGAGCCGCAACTACGTCTTTCTGAGCAGAAGCGTTGTTTCTAGTGGCTTCTGACTGCAGTTTAGCGATTTCAGCCTGTGCAGCAGCGGTTTGGAGCTGCATTTGAGCCTGTTGCATCTGTTGTTGCTCTGGGTTAGGCTGCATCATCTGCTCTAGTTGCTGGATCATCTCAGCCCGATTTGGTAGGCTAGAGGAGCTAATGATACCTTTGAGGATCATTGGCAGTACTGGAGTGTCAGGACCGAGAGTCTGGAGCAATGCAATGAGCTGCTGTTGTTCATATTCCCTAGCAATGATGCCTAATGTAGCCATTGGGATAAACTTGTAATCTGAAGCAGGATAACGCTCAGGGTCAAACTGCATAAAGCGATAAGCAGCTTTACGAATCAATGGAACTAAGAAGTCCTCTTGGAAGTTTGTTAAGGTACGCTTGTACTTCTTAACGATACCAGCAACTGACATTGACATCTGAGCCGCACCATCACGGGTAAACTGTGTAGGCTGTCCAGAAGCATCGGTTGTTCCGGTAGCCTGAAGAAGCATTCTCTCAAAGTTTTGGCTAATTGCCAAGTTACCTTGGTCGGTAGTACCGAACTTGAATGGGAATAGGATCTCTGCTGGATTACCGTTGGTGAGGATTGCTTTGCCGGGCTTAACTTCAAACTTAGCGCCACGAGGTAATCGTGTAGCATCCATCGCAATCATTGGCGATGTGGTGAGGGCTAGGCTGTCAAGGTGTGAACGCAACTGAGCGTCAATACCTTTTTGCATATTGTAAGCCTTCTCGACTGTGCCACGACCCCAGAAGCGATTTGGTACTGTATCATCCTGATATGCTACAACAGGACGATCCTTCATCATGTAAGGCGTTTTCTCCGCTTTAAGGAGCAGTGAGCCATTAGCAACAACAACGATGGCTTCGACGAGGTCACTATATTTATCCGCAGTGCTATCCTCCGGAAATAAGTCAACAACTTCCTCACCTTCTTTGTTCTCCAATTGTTCAATGTATTCACGAGGAACTAAACCATAATACTTCATGAGAAGCACTTTGTCGTCTCTAAACTGTACTTCTTCCTGTGTTGGCTCAAGATCGTCGTCTTGTCCATAGGGTTGAATATCTACCTTACGATAGATTCCCTTTTCAATACCTGATACGACCTGATGAATTGACACATAAGATTCAATAGCGACTCCCATTGCATCCTCAATGGTTGTTGCATTAGGATCAATGAGAAAGTTCTTTGGATTGATGGGATTTAGCTTGACGCAGGTATATTCCTTCTCCATCACTCCGTAGGCGGCAGTACCATCTTCCATTGGCATTGTCTGTGGGAACATCTCAGTCTTCTTCGAGACTGTCAGTTCACCAATACCGGTACCATAAATCTCAGCTAACAACTCAACCTGAGTGATAGCCTTTCTAATGTTCTCTTTCTCTAGGTCTTCTTTGAGCTGGAGTTTAAGGATTTCCACATCGATAAGCTGTTGATCGGCAACATCATCAGCGATGTCAAACCACTCACCGTTTCCGAATACTGCTTCACAAATCTCTGCGTGTCTTGTTTCCACAGCCTGCTGAGTCGCTGGGGAGATAATACGGCTGCGCTCAGATTCTCTAGTGCGGTCTTCTGCAGCCCACTTACCTCTAAATATTCTTTCATACTCTTTCCATTCTTCTAAATAGTTTGTATCTCTGTGGTCTCTCCACCGATCACAGTGAGAGACAACGAACTCGACAATCTCTTTGTCTGATTCGGTTGGTTGCTCGAACTCGTTTTGTCCTAGTTCTTCTTTTTCAAACTCAGCCATGATTTTCCTTTAATAACCAGAAATTACATCTAGTACTTCGTAATCGTCTTCTTCGTAATCCTGCTGATAGCTAGTTAAAGCCATCTGATCAACATACGCCAGTGCGTCCACAAGGTCATCATGGACATTAGCGGTAGGAAACTGGAGTACTTGATCTACAAACTCTTTCCAGTCTTCATCTTCGTTAAGGGTAATCCTGCCGTGTTCAAACCTACCCTGTAACGCCCAAGCTACTCGCTCAGTCTTTTTCTTGTTGCCATGCGTCAAATCTGTGATATGGAAGTAGACGCTGTTCTTTCTCATCAAATCGTTTAAGTAGGGATGCACTGCATTCTTTAGCGCCCCTCTTTCGATTCCTACAGCCATCGGTTTGTATTCTTGTACAAGTCGAAGTATCTTTCCCGCTGTCTCTTTAATATCCCAACGACCATGTACAATCTTCTCAACGAACCAATCTCCAGTGTCTTCTACTTTTACAATTGCGATAGCGGATTCGTCTAACCGTTTCTTAGAAGCGCCTGCATTCTTAGCAACCTCTTCAAAACCGGCAAGGTCGATGGCGATGATGTAGTCGCCATACTGCGGAGCCTCGCCATACTTAATCCACTCTTCTTTGAATATCTCCTGACCGGCATTGTCAAAAGAAGCCTCATACTCTTGTTTGAACGAAAACGATGAGAGTGTCTTCTTTGCTGCGTCCACCTCTTTCGGGTCAATCGTCTCATTGTCTTTAGTGGTGAAGTGCCATGCTTTCCATTCTTCGTCTTCTTCTGAAAAGCCTAGTTTATACATATCGTAAAACCAGTTACGCCCTGACGGAGTGGAGATAAACATAGCCTCTCCCTTGTTATCCGACAGAGAAGCACGAACAATCTTCTCCCACGTCTCCTGCTTAATAAACGCACACTCATCGAGGACTGCGTAATACAGACTCAGACCACGAAGCGTATCGCTGTTGTCTGCACCACGAACATGAATCTTACGACCATTCACTAAGGTGATGTCTAGATTGTTAATGTGTGCCGACTTAATAACAGGTCTACCGATCTCTAGGAGGCTGTCCCAGATGATTTGTCTGGACTGCCCTAAGGTAGGGGACACATACAATACAGCGCTGCCCTCTGGAGCCTCTAATGCCTTTATAATGAGCATCATTGTTGCTAGACGACTCTTACCACACCGCCGCCCGGCTGCTATTACTTTAAATCGAGTTGTATCCTTAAAGACTTCAGTTTGCCAACGCAACAACTTAAAGTCAAGCGTTGTCATCTTCTTCCTCTACAGCGCCCATGTCCACGACATCAGCAGTTATTTCTGGTTGTGTTAGCGATGTAATATTGATGCTGATCTGTGGAGTGGTTCCACCGTTCTTTGCTGCATCGAATACCGACACCGGTAATATTCTATCGACACATAGCTTTAGTGCCGCCATGTTATCCTTATCGTCAGGGTTCAATGCTTTAGCGATAAGTGTTTCAATTATTTTATCTCCGGAAGTGCCTAGCAATCTTGCTTTGAATTCAGCAATTCGTGCAGAGTCTCCGGCAGGTCTTCCGACCTTACCCCTATTACCCTTCTTCTTCGCCTCGATGTCCTTCTTTAGGGGACGACCTAACTTACGACGAACAATCTTAGGACGTTGTTTCTTTTCGACAACATCAGTTGTTACTTCTAATTCGTTTAACAAGTCTTTATCCTTTTTGGAGACGTTGCGTACTATATAGGATTTACGCTATCGGAGAGGTTTCTATAGGAGAAGAATATTAATCATCCTATATCGCTATCGGATATCCCTAACATCCGACATAGTACTATACTGCGAACTATAGCATACTTTTCTTAATTTGTCAAGTACTTTGTTACTTTTCTTTACTTCATAGTCCATCCTGTGCGGGACTTCATAGTCTTGATTGGTCTCCGCAACCTATCCGACATAGTCCCTACGGTGCGCTGATTCCGTCATTGACTATATTATGCGTAGGCGTTCGACTGTGTCCCTTTATTGTCTATTCTATGCTCCGTATAAATATACTTTATTATCAAGTACTTACATTGCAGTGCAATATACTCCTTTTTTACTATTTTATATACCTGCTTTTTACTGTTTTATATACAGTAGCGGCTCCGACAACATTATACAACATCATCATACCCACCCCCCCTATGTTGTTTTTATACAACAATATCGATATATACGTATATACGCATATTAGCACTCTACTGACTAGACTGCTAACAATAGAGTAAAGCTATCGGGTTGTATGAGGGGCTATGTTGC